CTCGATGGGACCCACGCCTCTAGTGGATCCCTTCTTCGCGTGTGTGGCGATCACCCTATGTCTGCCCCGTTGTGTCTGCCCCGGGGGGTAGGTTCTGCGCGATGCCTACGAGGGATGATCCGCGGCTCACGTTGCGGTTGTCGGCGGAACTGGATGCCAGGCTGGATGGGGCTGCTCTTGGGTCGGGGGTGGCGAAGGGGGCGTTGGCTCGGCGGGCGATGGAGCTTGGGCTCGAGTTGGCGGTGGCGGAGGTGCAGGTGGGGGAGCCGTCGGTTCCGCGGTTGAGGCGGGCGCGGCGGCATGACGTTTCGCCTGCGGCGAGGGGGAAGGCTCCGCCGGCGGTGCGGGAGAGCTTCAGGTTGGATGAGCATGTGGCGCCGCGGGTGGGGGACATGCTCAGGGCGCGGCGGGCGATCAACGCGGGCCTGGTGCGGGTCGATGGTGTGGTCGCGCGGGATCCGTTCTCGATGGTGCGGGTGGGCGCGCGGGTGGAGGTCGAGTCGTGAACCGGGTGGAGGTGGTGGCGGTGTCGGATGCGTTCCGGGAGGCGCAGATCGACGCGGCTCATGCGTGGGCGCTCGAGCTTGACCGGCTGCCGCCGGAGGTGCGTGACGTGGTGATCCGGGCGCAGGTGGTGCAGCAGCGGCTCGATGCTCGGCGGGTGTTGTTCGGGGATGGGTGGTAGGCTGCGCGCATCCGCGGTGCCTCTGGCCCTTCGGTGAACATGGACGGCGGCGCGCCCGGGTTCTGGATGCCCGGGCGTTTCGCTTTCTGTGGTAGGTTCGCGGCTCGCTTAGACCTGATGACCCTGCGAGCCTGAGCGCCCTGGAGAGATCCGGGGCGTTCGTGCGTCCGGGGTGGGTGGCACGGTTCGCGCGTGGCTCCTGTCCTTCCGCAGATGCTTCGCGAGGCGTCGACTCCGCCGGGTCTTCGGCGTGGGAACGCTCGTGCGCGGTGCGGGGAGTGCCAGCACTTCGGGCGGGGCGAGTGCATGAAGTACGGCGTTGCGGTGCGGCCGACGATGCTGTGCGACAGCTTCCAAGCGAAGAAGGAGAGGACGCGATGAGCCAGGTGCTCACGGGTGGTTCGACGGTGCGGGTGCTGCGTGGCGGCACCGATCACGTCGCGCAGGTGCAGGCGCCGGTGGACGGGACGAATCTCGGGCTGCGGACGCTCGACGTCGGCGCGTATGTCGCGCGGGACGAGTGCGGTGGTGAGGTGCCGTTCGTGGTGGACGGGCCGAACGAGCTCGTGGTGCTGCCGGTCGACGGTGCGGGGAAGGGTGCGGGCGTGACGGTCACGGGGCCGGGTGGCCGGATCGTGGACGTGGTGGCGCCGGCGCCGCCGTCGCTCGAGGATCAGCAGGTGGAGCCGGTGCAGTCGCCGGTGACGCCGGTGTCGCTGGACGAGGTGGAGAACGTGGACGTGCGGCCCGCGCCGGTCGAGTCGGCGCCGGCGAAGAAGGCGCCGCGCAAGCCGCGTCCGTCGGAGCTCAAGAAGAAGGCGGCGAAGAAGCGCCGCATCCTGCGCCGGAAGAAGTAGCCGGTGGCGGACGTGAGTGCCGCCGCGCTCGAGGAGGCGCGGCGGCGGTTCCGGGAGGACTACACGTTCTATCCGGAGCGGTGCCTGAAGATCGCGGACAAGTCGGGCGCGGTGATCCCGTTCCGGCTGAAGCGTCCGCAGCTGCGTCTCGCGCGCGGGCTGATGGCGCAGCGGGAGGCGGGCAGGCCGCAGCGGGCGATCATCCTGAAGGCCCGCCAGGTCGGGTTCTCGACGCTCGCGCAGGGGCTGATGATCCAGCGCGCGACGCAGACGCAGAACCACTCGGCGCTGATCGTCGCGCAGGACACGAAGACGGCGGGCGCGATCTTCCGGATGGGCCGGCGCATGTGGCGGCACCTGCCGGCGGACGTGAAGCCTCCCCTGGTCGGGGATCGGTCGGGCCGCGGCGAGGCGTTCATGCACTTCGGGGAGCCGTCGCGGATGCTCAGGGCGCAGGGCGTGGCGGGGCTGGACTCGCTGATCGAGGTGAGCAGCGCGCGCGAGGTGGACGCGGGGCGCGGCATCACGGTCCACTCGCTGCATCTGTCGGAGGTGGCGTTCTGGCAGACGAGCGGGAAGATGCTCGCGCTGAAGAACGCGGTGCCGGAGATCCCGGGGTCGCTGATCCTCGAGGAGTCGACCGCGAACGGCCACAACTGGTTCCGGGATGACTGGCACGCGGCGGTCGCCGGCGAGAGCGGGTACCTGCCGATCTTCACGCCGTGGTTCGAGGACGAGGAGTACCGGCTCCCATTCGATGACCGGGTGGCGATGGAGCAGTTCGAGGCGTCGCTCGGGACGGGGAAGTACGGCGACGACGAGCCGGATCTGCTGCGGCTGATCCCGGAGCGCATCCGGGAGTGGGAAGCGGAGTGGGGCGACGAGCCGCTGAGCGACGAGCAGCTGCGGGTGCGGGTCCTCGAGCATCTCGCGTGGCGGCGGCGGACGATCGCGAACCGCTGCGAGGGGGACGTCGACAAGTTCCATCAGGAGTACCCGTCGACTCCAGACGAGGCGTTCCTGTCGACGGGCCGGCGGATCTTCCCGGCGAAGCAGGTTGGGCGGATCATCACGCGGTGCGATTCGACGGATCCGGTGTCGCCGTCGCTTGAGCGGCCCGGCCCGGCCAGGGGCGCGTTCGTGGCGGTGAAGTCGCGGACGGTACGCGTCGCGCATGGCGGGACGATCGAGGTGCCGCTCGAGGTGAAGTGGGTGGCGGCTCGCGATCTGCCGGAGGACACGCCGGGCAACTGGAAGCTGTGGCAGCGCCCGGACCCGGGGGACGAGAAGGCGCAGCCGCCGCGGCCGAAGGGCCGGTACATCGCCGGCGTGGACGTGATGAGCGGCGAGGAGGACGAGGAGGGCACGCTCGCCCGCCACGCCATCGAGGTGATCGATCACCGGTCGCTGCGGCAGGTGGCGGAATACGACTCGCAGGCGGACGCGGACACGCTCGCGCTCGAGGCGCTGAAGGGCGCGCTGTTCTTCCACCACGCGATCATCGCCGTGGAGATCACGGGCGGCTGGGGGATCCCGGTGGTGAACCTGCTGGCCAGGAGCTACCGGTACCCGCGGCTGTTCCGGCGGTCGCCGTCGGACAAGCGGATGGTCGATCCGTCTCAGCGGCTCGGGTGGTCGACGGACGTGGCGACGAAGCCGCTGATGGAGGCGCGTGGGATCGAGCTCGTGCGCGAGGGGATGGACGGCATCCGGTCGCGGGAGCTCGCGGCGCAGATGCTCACGTACATCAGGACGGAGCGGGGCCGGTCGCGGCCGGAGCCGGGGAAGCTGTCGGACCGGCTGATGGCGTGGCTGATCGCGCAGGCGGTGGCGACGATCTCGCCGGTGCCGACGCGGGACGTTCACTCGTCATCGTCGTCCACGGGCGCAGGTACCGTCCGGTCGACGGTGAGTGCATGAGCGAGGCGTGGCGCTACTTCATCTGTGACTGCTGCGGGGTTCGCATGTCGATCCCGGCGAGCGTGCCGCCGAAGTGCGGGATGGGTCACGACGCGCAGCGGATGCGCGAGGTGGAGGAGGCGGAGTACCACGGCGTCTCTGCCGGCCGGGACGCGCGGAGGAGCGAGGACTGAGATGGAGTTCGAGAATCGGTGGTTCGAGGTGTCTACGAGTCGTTGGGGCGGGCGTCCCCGGGGCTTTGCGTTTCACCGTCCCTGGCCGGAGCCGCAGCCTGGCGGACTGCGCTGGTGGTGGACGTTCGCACTCGGACGGTTCCACGTTGAAGTCGCTCGCAAGAACAAGGGCGTGATGGACTGATGTTCGCGGAGGCGCGGTGGCTCTCGTTTCTGCTCGAGCGCGTGCTGTGGGTGTTCACGATGAAGGATGAGCGATGAGCGGTTTCTCTCTGTGGCTGCCGGAAGGCGTCGCGCCGCACAACCCGGCGCGGAAGATGGGCAAGATCGATGACGACCGGCGGGTCATCGGGATCTGCCGCGTGCCGACGGGCGTGGACGAGATGGGGAACGAGACGATCTGCGGGATGCCGTTCCGGGAGGGCGAGGATCGCGCGCTCGTGCTGCACGTCCAGCTGTGCGCGGAGCGTCACGCGGACGAGATCCGCGCGGCGAGCGAGCGGCATCACCCGGAGATCCTGAAGCCGTGGGACAAGGAGTTCTCGGAGTGGCTGCGGCAGAACCGCGAGGGGATCAACCAGGGGAAGATCAAGGCGTTCTAGGTCGCGCCGTCCGCGCGTGAGGGCATCCTGCGCGGTGTCCCCGACGTAGGAGAAGACCTGATGGCCAACCGCGCGCGACGCATCTACGTGATCCGAGAGCTTGTCGACCCGGGAACGGGCGAGAGCCTCGGGTACGACCGCGAGGAGGCGGCGGAAGTCCTGGCCGATCTCGAGGCGACGCTGTTCCGTGTCGGCGGGATGGTGAACATCGCCACGCGCCGGGTGCAGGTGGGCGAGGCGATGGGCGAGCCGCTCGCGATTTCGGCGGAGCTCGTGGTGACGTGGGACTCGTTCTCGCCGCTCGAGCGCGCGGACGACGGCCCGGCTGAGGACGCGCCGGCGGCGGACGCGGACCACCCGCTCGTCGCGGAGGACGTCGAGCTCGAGCCGGAGTGGCCGGTGGTTGACGAGGCCGACGACACCCGCCCCGCCAGCGAGATCGCGGCGGAGTTCGGTGAGGAGCCGGTGTCGGAGGCGACGGCGTAGCGATGGCCGTCTCGCTGCCGAAGAAGGAGCGCGAGCTTCTCGAGGACGTTCTCTCGCGACTCAGCGAGGCGGAGGCGCCGCATCAGGCGGCGTGCCAGCGGTGGGAGCACTTCTACCGGCTCTACCGTTCGTATACGCAGTTCAAGCGCGAGCGGATGCGGGTGCGGACGCGGCGTGACGCGGACGATCTGAACGAGGCGGCGCAGCGCGAGTTCGGGGACCTGATGTTCGTCCCGATGGCGTTCGCGATCGTGGAGACGACGCTGCCGCGGATGCTCGCGCAGAACCCGGGGATGGTGCTGCGCCCGCGGTCCCCGAAGTTCGAGGATGGCGTCGAGCCGCTGAAGGTGCTGACGCAGGTGCAGCAGGAGCGCATCGCGTATCCGCTCGTGTTGCAGGACATCGGCAAGGACGGCCTGATCTACGGCCTGGGCGTCGAGAAGGTGTGGTGGGAGAAGAAGACGCAGCAGCGCACGATCCTCGAGAAGGGGATTCGGGCGGAGTGGGTGGAGGGCAAGCGTGAGGTCGTGAGCGAGGGGCCGCAGGCGGTCGCGCGCGACCCGTTCGACTTCCTGTGGGATCCGATCGCGGACGCCGTGGAGAACATGCGCTACGCGTTCGATCGGTCGTGGCGCGACGACCGGTACATCAGGGAGAAGATCGAGAAGAAGGAATGGAAGCTCCCGCGTGGCGTCTCGATCGATGATCTCTTGGGCGAGGGCACGAGCAAGCGCGACGAGGTGTGGAGCGGCCGGCTCGGGGTGACGAGTACCCCGTCGCCGCAGAGCGAGAAGAAGGGCCGGCTGCACGAGGTGCTCGAGTTCCACGACGGCGCGCGCGTGGTGACGGTCGTGGACCGCGCGTGCCCGGTGCAGTCCGGGGAGAACCCGTTCTGGCACGGGCAGCTTCCGTTCCACGTCTACCGGCCGACGCGCGTGACGCACGAGATGGTCGGCATCGGTGAGATCGAAGCGATCGAGGATCTTCAGGACGAGCTCAACGAGCTTCGCACTTCGCGCCGCGACAACGCGCGCCTGGTGCTGCAGCGTCCGCTGGCGTACTGGGACGGCATGGTCGACCCGAACGTCCTCGAGTTCGGGCCGGGGAAGCTCCTGCCGCTCGAGGGTGATCCGCGGGAGCTTCTGTTCCCGATCCCGTTGCAGGATCTGCCGGGGTCGGCGTATCAGGAGAGCGCGGAGCTCAAGCAGGACGTGCAGTACGTCTCGGGCATCGATGACGCGACCGCCGGCGCCGGGAGCGAGCAGCAGACCGCGACTGGCACGCAGCTGGTGCAGGCCGCGGCGAACGTGCGGATCCAGAACAAGGTGCTGCGGCTCGAGCATGAGGTGATCCGCGGGACGGCTCGTCAGTGGGTGGCGCTGTTCCAGCAGCACATCACGGAGCCGGTCGACGTGGCGGGTCCGCCGGTGCCGGGTGAGGAGGACCGCGACTTCTCGTGGTACCGCGTCGGGCCGGAGGAGATCGACGGGGAGTTCGAGGTCGAGATCATCGGCGGGTCGACGCAGCCGGACAACCCGGTCCAGAAGCGCGATGACGCGCAGCGGATGATGATGATGTTCGGGCAGAACCCGCAGGTCGATCAGCGCAAGCTGGTGGAGCACGCGCTGAAGTTGTCGGACGTTCCGAACCCGGCGGCGTGGCTGGCGCCGCAGGAGCCGCAGGTGCCGATGGTCGCGCTTGAGCAGGTGCGCGCCGCGCTCGAGGAGGCGGTGCAGACCGGTGATCCGGCGCAGGTGCTGGGGCTGCTCGAGCCCAACACGTTCGACGCGCTGATCCAGGGCGCGATGCAGCCGGCGGCGCCGGACGAAGGCGCCGACGCGGAGCAGCCTGCGCAGGACGGTGGGGCGCCGCAGGGCGCTCCGGTGCCGCAGCCGCCCGCCTGATCCGTCCGCGCGCGTCGGCAGCGTCCCGGGCATGGCACTCACGAGTCCGGGCACGTTCAACGTCGCGAAGGGTCGCGCGGCGGAGCTTCATCACCGCGTAGATGCGAACGATCCGTCGACTGCGGTTCTCGTGATCGTCCTGCTCGCGTACACGAATCTCGTGGTCGACGCGACGATGAAGGACTACGACACGCTCTCCGCAGTTCTCGCCGGCACGACCGACGAGGCGACGAACACCGGGTACGCGCGGAAGGTGCTGACCGACACCGACATCAGCGACTTCACGGTGGACGACACGAACGACTGGGTGCTGACGGACGTGGCGGATCAGGTGTGGTCGGCGGTGTCGAACGACGGCACCGGCCGGATCGGCGGGCTGCTCGTCTGCTACGACGCGGTGTCCGGGTCCGGCACGGACGCGGACATCATCCCGCTCACGTATCAGCCGTTCGACGTGACGCCGAACGGCGGGTCGATCACGGCGACGATCGACTCGCTCGGGTACTTCAAGGCCGCGTAGCGCGGCCTCGGGGGGGTCGGCGCATGGCGCGGCTCGTCACCTGCGGATTCGAGCAGCAGCAGCTTCCGTCGACCGTCGGCGCGGCTGAGGGCGAGGGGTTCGCTGCTACCGGCGGCGGCACCCTCCCCGCGGTCGAGACGACGACGAAGCGGTCGGGTGCGGCCGCGGTCAAGCTCGTCGACAAGGGGTTCGTCTATTGGGATCCGCTCGGCGCGGTCGGGACGAACGGCCGGTGGTACTACTTCCGCGCCTACGTCCGGTTCAGCGCCGCGCCTTCCGCGCAGTTCGCGTTCATGACGGTGGAGGGCGCGGGAAGCGTCCACCTGCTTGAGGTGAAGCTGAACACGGACCGGACGGTGCGGCTGTACCGCAACGGTGGCGCCACCGCGATCGGCTCGGCGTCGTCCGCTCTCGCCGTCGATACGTGGTACCGGGTCGAGGTCGGCCTGAACGTGCCCGCGTCCGGGACGAGCGGCCTCTACGAACTGCAGATCGACGGCGCGACGATCGCGTCCGGCACCGCCGACCTGACGAACGGCGCGCCGCGCTACTTTGTCGTCGGCGACTACAACCACACGCAGCCGGGGGTCAACCTGTTCGCCGATGACGTTGCCGTGAACGACGACCAGGGCAGCGCACAGAACACATGGCCGGGCGCCGGGTCGATCGTCCTGCTGAAAACGAAGGCGTGGAACACGTCGACCGGCTGGTCGCCGTCGTTCGGTAGCGACCCGGACCTCTGGCATTCCGTCGCGAACGTCCCGCCGGTCGGGAAGGCGTCGCCCACGTCGAACACGCAGATCGAGTCGAGCGGCGCGAACACGACCGACGAGGCCGGCCCGCAGCTGCAGACGCCCGCGGAAGCGGGGATGCCGACGGGGAACGTCATCACGGTGACGCAGGCGGTCGCGCAGGTCGCGTCGGGTGACACGACGGCCCGCAGCGCGAAGCTCGTCCGCTACAACGGCAGCACGTACACCGAGGACGGTTCCGGGTCGACCGCTGCGGCGGCTGCGGGCGCGTCACCGACGAACTGGCGGACGTTCCGCAGCGTCCCGTCCTACCTCCCGAGCTACCCGTCGCGCACGCAGGAGGGCTACTGCAAGCTCATCCGGCAGACGAGCGGCGGCAAGATCTACAGCGACTTCATCGGGATGGTCGTCGAGTACGCGCCCGACGCCGCCGCGACGGTCGGTATCGCGAGCGAGACGGACACCGGCCTGAACGTCGGCATTCAGCCGGCGACCGGCGCGCTGTCCGGTGCGGCGAGCGACGTTCTCGGGCGCATCGCGATGACGTTCACCCCTGGCGGGACCGCGCCGACGACGTTCCGGGTGTTCCGCTCCGCGGACGGCTCGACGTTCGCGGAACTGAACGCCGCGCCGACGCCGTGGCAGGCGTCGCACGCCTACTCCCCCGGTGACGTGGTAGGCCCGGTCACCCCGAACGGCAAGTCCTACCGGATGGCCGGGTACGTCGCCGGAACGTCGGGGGGTAGCGAACCCTCATGGGTCGGGTCCGGGCAGGCGTCGGACGGCGTTTTGCGCTGGGAGGAATACACGCCGGTGAAGATCGTCGACAACGGCGACGGCACCTGGACGATCACCGACCTTCGGCCCGCGAACGGCTCGCAGCCTGTCCCGCTCGCTTCGACCGCCTACTACAAGGTGATCGCGGTCCGCAACAGCACCGAGGCCGCGGCGCAGACGAATGCGGTCAGCGCCGTGTCCGCGGTCGACAAGTCAGCGCGCGAGCTCGGCACCTGGTCGGCCATCCACACGGTGATGGCGACGCAGGCGACGCGCGAGGATTCGTCGCACCTCTCCTACGCCTACCCGCACCGCTATCTCATGTCGGCCGCGTACATCGCGGCGACGTATCCAGCGAAAACGGCGGAGGCGCTGGTCGATCTCGATACGTGGTGGACGTTCGTTAAGACGCAGATCACCGCGCAGGGTCTGTTCGTCGCCGGCGGCTACCCAACCTACTGCTACATCGGGCATACGGGTGAGATGCTGCCGTACCTTGTGGCCACCGCGCGCCTGCTCCGCAACGCGCTTGGCACGGATGCGACGACGTTGCCGTCCGGCCTGGTCGGGGCGCCGGGACTCGCGGCGGACATGATCGATGCCGCCGACGCGATGGGCGTCGGGATGATCGACTACCTCGAGCGGTATTCGGTCACGCGAAAGAACCTCGGGACCGACGATCCGCTGCCAGCGAACGCGAACGCGTGGGCGGCATCGACTAGCTATCAGCCGGGGGCGATCGTGCGTCCCACGTCCGCAAACGGTCGCGTGTACCGGATGATCGCGAACGGCGCGAAGACGAGCGGATCGACTCAGCCGACGTGGCCGACTACCGCGGGCGCCGCGACGACCACGATCGACGGCGGCTGCTGGTGGCAGGAATGCACGAGCGAGTACCCGGTATGGGAGGCGTCGCACGCGTACGCGATCGGTGAGGTTGTCCGGCCGACGAGTTGGACTGGCGCCACGATCACGCGCACCGGCACCGTGACGAGTGGCAGCAACGTGATCACGGGCCTCTCGTCCACCGCTGACCTGACGGTCGGCATGACCGTATCGTCCGGGCTCGGCACGATCACCTCGATTCTTAGCGGCTCGTCAGTCCAAGTCACCAACAACGCCGGGATCAGCACAACGCTGTCGCTTACGTTCACGCCGATCGGCCGGTCGTACCGCTGCATCGTCGCCGGCACGAGCGCGGCAAGCGAGCCGACCTGGCCGACGAGCGGCGAGCTTGACGACGGCTCGGTGCGGTGGGAGGAAACCACCGCGACCGGGGACATCTTCGCGAACGTCTACACGCCGTCGTCGCCGTACAACGCGGGAAGCGCCGCCGGCACCGGCGTCAGCGACGAACTGGCGCGTGTGATCGCGGGGTTCGCTGGCCTGCTGAATGACCCTGACGCGACGAACTTCGCGTCCGGCGGGGCAAAGCGGTCGACGGCGTTCACGATCGTTGTCGACCACGCGAAGGTGCTCGCCACGCACTTCGCCGGCACGGGCGCGAACCTTGACGACCCGACTTGGCAGGCAGAGGACACGCTCTACATGAGCTACACGCTGCACCTCCTCGGCGTTGCGCTGCACGAGTGGGAGCAGGTGAACACCCCGTCAAGCGCGAACCATCGCACCCTGGCTGCGATTGTCGATCGCGGCAAGACGTGGTTCAGCACGAAATACAGCACCGAACCGAACCTCGGGAACGACGGGCATCCCGCCGCAGTAGCGACGCCGTACACCGGCCGCGCGGAACTGTCCTGGCGCAAGGTGCCGTTCGCTGTCGCCGGCGACGCTGACCCGCTCGGGGATCTCATCTACTCGTCTGCGCTGCTGCCGTATCAGTACCTGCCCGCTGGCAGCGGGTACAGCACGTCTAGCTATGACGTGGACGACCTGAACTTCCTCTCGGCACTCGGGTTGCCCGCTGCTTTCGGGACGCCGCAGGTGCAGGCGGTCGGCGTTGGCACGGAGACGGATTCGGGCCTTGCGGTTGCGGCGTCGGGGCCGCAGTCGCAGTCCGTTGGGCTG